CCACCAAATATTGGCCAATTCTAAAAAGTGACGTTTTAGATCTGCATCCGCTATAGCACCAAAGTCATAGATAGTGGTTATTGCATCATCTTGATTTTGTATAATACCCACATATTCTGTTGAGGCGTAGACACACAAGGTAATAAATGGGTATTTTTCAGCTAATTTTTCAAAGAAATCGTTTGTCATGTCTACGGATATTTACCAGACCAATTTCGCCGGGTCTAGCAAAAGCACTAAATATAATGTATGTATTCAACCCAAGTCTATATCTACCAGCAAATTACCCGAGTGTTACTCATGGACACCGGTGCAGGCGAAACTTTTATCTATAGGTACGATCCCGTGTATGCAAAACAACTAACCATAAACAAAGGAGTTGACAATGTGCTGTTGTTTGAGTTCATCAACCAGCAGGAAAAACCCGTCAACATCACAGGAAGTTCATTCCTGTTCCGTGCTATCGGCACCGCAGGCTCTGAGATTTTGGTCGAAAAGCCCATGGTCATACTCAATGCTGCCACAGGTCGTGCAAAGGTTACGTTGACCACGGCAGATCTACTAGAAGTATTGGCACAGCCGGCCAGTTATAGTATCCAGCGCACCAGTGGTACGTTAACAGAAGCAGTGTTTACCAATGCACAAGCCGGTGCTCGTGCCCCTGCAACCATTGTAGACAGTATATTACCACAGCATGTGCCCAGTGCGCCGTTGACAATACCCACAACTAAGTTAAGTGCTCAGACCAGTTTGGATGGCACAGCCTGGGGCAGTTATAGTCCCGGCACTTATTGGTCAGGCAATCCCAACGGTGGCAACTACTGGAATAGTTTTGCCAACACAGAATTTTACAGCAGTTTTATTGAGCCCACTAGTGCTGTTACCACAATACAAATGACCTTGGTAGGATATACAGGAACAATCAAAGCACAAGCAGCAGCCAATTATGAGAGCATTTTTTATAATGTGTCCGAATCAACTACCTACTACAATGAAACTCGTACTATCTATATGAACATTGTGGGTTGGCATCCTCTACTGCGTTTGTGTTTCAACAACAGTATATTTGCTGTGCCAACACAGCCCGGAACTCCGGCCATTGGTTATGCAACTACCGAAGATGGTGTAGTGACCAGTGTTACTATTACCAACGGCGGTACAGGGTATTTGGCAGCACCACACATCAACTTCATTGGCGACGGTGCCGGCGCCACAGCAGTGGCCACTGTGTCAGAAGGTGTAGTAACTGGAATTGAAGTAACCAATGGTGGTTCGGGCTATTGGTATTTGCCCAATGCAGGTATGGGTGCAGGTGTGTATCCAAATAATCCTAACCAAACCGGTGCTGCAGTTATAATCAGCACAGGTTATGTGGTTGACCTTCTTTATAGATAACACCAAACTCTCTTGTGGTGCATTAATAAATCTGCTATAATTGTAGCATGATTGATGTGATTTCTTTTCTTCCTGGTAAGAGAAAACAAACAGCGTCGGGTTGGATAAGTTTCAACGCACCCTGTTGTATTCATCGCGGGGATACGCAAGACAAACGACAGCGTGGTGGTATCAAGCCCAACACAGATGGTTCTTGGAGTTACCACTGTTTCAATTGTGGCTATACTGCAAGTTTTATATTGGGTCGTAATCTAACATTTAAAGCTCGTCGATTACTTGAGTGGATGAATGTTCCACAAGAAGAAATTGAGCGTATAAATCTTGAAAGTCTAAAGCACCGATCAATTGAAGGCTTGTTGGGTGAACGTCAAGCCATTATGCAACAACTGCAAAGTATCTCGTTTGAAGATAGAGATCTGCCAGCCGATACACAGCCACTCAATGATGTCGCACGAGAATATTTACAGAATAGATCCATTGCATTAGATTACCCGTTTCTTTACAAAACCATGCCGCGACCAGGTGTTGTAATTCCGTTTACCTATGACAATCAGGTGGTAGGACACACTACACGATTCTTGGACAATCGCACACCCAGATATATTCAAGACATACAACCTGGCTATGTGTTTGGAACAGATTTGTTGCACGATAACTGGACCTGTGTTATCGTGCTGGAAGGAGTGTTTGATGCTCTCAGCATCAACGGTTTAGCTGTATTACACGCAGAAATCAATGATGCACAGGCGAGATTAATACGCAGCCTAGGACGTGAAGTCGTATTGGTGCCGGACCAAGATGAGGCTGGTATGAAGTTGGTAGACCGTGCAGTAGAACTAGGCTGGGCAGTGAGCATACCCGATTGGCCGGCGGGTTGTAAAGACGTCAATGACGCTGTGATAAAATTAGGAAAATTAGGAGCCTTGCTAACTATTATGCAAGCACGAGAGACCAGTAAGATTAAAATTGAAATAAGGAAGAAGCAACTTGTTAAAAGACTACGGCAACTGGTGTCCTGACGCATACCACGGAGTATTCATTGATCGATTTAATGACAGTGATATTCGTGTGGGTCCGTGTTGTAACTCAGATTTAAGTCAAGAACCAGTTGACACTTTTAATTTTCATACCAGCCCGACTCTGACAAGGATTAGACAAGAATTTGATCAAGGACTAAAACCTAAAGAATGTCATCGTTGCTGGAAAGTTGAGGAAACCGGTCACAAGAGTCGTCGAGAAAGTGTAATAGAATTTTTTAAATTTCCTACTGTTGATACTAGTGTAAAATTAGAAAGTTTTGATTACAGCGCAACCTGGGCATGTAATCTTGCCTGTGTCATGTGTTCTCCAGCATTGAGTAGCACCTGGGCTGCTGAACTTGATTTAGATTCTAACGAGCTATTTCAATTGGGACGAAAATTTCAGCGTTCAAATGATATAATAGATCGTATAGATTTCTCAGCAATTAAAAAAGTGCATTTTAACGGCGGTGAACCCATGTTAAACAATGATCAAGTTAAAATACTTAAAAAATTAGACGACAACGGAGTATTAAAAGACACATTAATCAGTTATAATACAAATGGTACTGTTTGGCCGTCAGAGGATATTTTTAAATTGTGGAAAAAGGCAAAAATAATTAAACTATATTTCAGTATTGATGCCACTGATGCTGGTTATGAATATGTCAGGTATCCGGGTAAATGGAACGAAGTAACTGACAATATGTTAAAATTAAAAAACCTAGGACTAGACAATGTGATGTTTGGATTTAATGTTGCAATAGGTGGCTATAATATATTTGAAGTGGCTGATGTTTGGAAATGGTTTAACACACATTTAAAAACAAACAATTACGGAGATCCCAGTGATTGGTGTTGGCAACCCGTGATCGACTATGATTTTAAATATTTAAATAAGGACGTTAAATATCAAGCCATTGAAAAGTTATCAGCTATCGATGGACTGTCAGGAATTGTTGACTATTTAAATGCAGGATTAACTCATGATGAATCAAAAAATTGGGTAGAGGCATTTGACCAGATAGATAAACGACGAGGAACCAGTTGGAAAGAATCGTTGCAAATTGGAAAATATTATTAAGGAACTATGTTAAAAGACTACGGGCTTGAGGTCCAAAAACTATTCTTAGAAATGATGTTGCAAGACGCAGAATCATATGTGCGTGTGCAGAACATTTACAATCCAGAAAACTTTGATCGCAGTCTAAGACCGGCGGCTGAGTTCATTGCTAAACACAGCGACCAGCACAAAACACTACCTACAGTAGAACAGATCAGTGCCAGCACAGGTGTTAAACTCAATGTCATTCCAGACCTAAATGAAGGACACTTTGAGTGGTTTATGGATGAGTTTGAAGGCTTTACTCGTCGTCAAGAACTGGAACGTGCAATTTTAAAGAGTGCGGACTTGCTAGAAAAAGGCGAGTATGATCCTGTAGAAAAATTAATCAAAGATGCGGTACAGATATCACTCACTAAAGACATGGGCACGGATTACTTTAGTGATCCTGCGGCTCGCATTAACAAATACTTCAACTCAGGCGGACAAGTAAGCACAGGTTGGCCACAAATGGACAAAATCTTGTATGGCGGATTTAGTCGCGGTGAACTAAACATCTTTGCTGGTGGATCTGGATCAGGTAAAAGTTTGGTTATGATGAACATAGCATTGAGTTGGTTACAAGCAGGTCTCAGTGGCGTGTATATCAGTTTAGAGCTAAGTGAAGAACTGTGTGCATTGCGAACTGATGCTATGTTGGCAGGGATGAGCACAAAAGAAATCCGCAAGGATATCGACCAAGCAACACTTAAAGTTAGATTAGTGTCAAAGAAAACTGGGCAGTATCGTATCAAGGCCCTACCGGCACAAAGCAACATCAATGATATTCGCAGTTACATCAAGGAAGTTCAAGTGCAAACTGGCATCAAGATAGACTTTGTCATGTGCGACTACTTAGACTTGTTGATGCCAGTCAGCGCAAAAGTCAGTCCAAATGATTTATTTGTCAAAGACAAATATGTGTCGGAAGAACTACGCAACTTGGCTAAAGAACTCAATGTATTATTTGTAACAGCTTCGCAGTTGAATCGTAGTGCTGTAGAAGAAATTGAATTCGATCATTCGCACATTTCGGGTGGTATTAGTAAGATTAATACAGCGGACAATGTGTTTGGTATCTTTACAAGCCGTGCTATGCGTGAACGTGGCAAGTATCAAATACAATGTATGAAATCGCGTAGTAGCACTGGTGTGGGTATGAAAATTGATTTGGACTACAACATCGAAACCATGCGTATCACAGATCCAGGCGAAGATGCAGGACCAGTTAATAGTTTTGCCAAAGGTAACTTGTTAGACAGTATCAAAACCAAGAGCCAAGTCAAGTCTGCTGACTCCAACAACGAAAGCACGGCACCAAAGTGGGAACGTCCTACCGGAACTCCGGCTTGGGAACAAGAACCCAAGATAACTGCTGATGTGCAAAGTGCCAAACTAAAACAGCTTTTAGGGCAAATTAAAGCCAATTAGCAATATACTGATTTAGTGTTGAATCTCACTAAATAATAAAAAGGTTCTGGTCCAAAATGCAAAAGAAAACTCGCAGTTTATTAGAAGAATTGGACTCAATGTATATTGAGCGCGATCAGCGCCATGTGATTGAAAATCGCGCCTCTAATGTGATTGCCAGTGCCATACGCTTGTTGGAGCAGATTGACTCTACTTACAGTAGTGACGATGCTCAAAATCTACAGCGTAAACTGATCAACGCTATCAGTCAGCGTGATCCAGGTAAATTTACCCGCACTGTGAGACGCACTGATGCAAATTCATGAAATAACACTGGTTCAAGAAGGACTGGGTGACATAGCCAAAACCATTGGGTCTGACATTAAAAGTGCAGTCACAGCACCATTCCAAAAAGCCAAGGCTGTGCTAAACACACCCGGAGCAATGACCAGCGCAAGAGGCTACAGTGGTGCCATGGACAAATACTATGCAGATTTAGTAGGTGCTCGACAATCA